AAATAAAAACATTACAGAGAGATCCATGCTTAAGACAGTAAAACTATATGGAGATCTAGCAGATTTTGTAGGATGGAAGGAACAGAAGGCAGAGGTAAGAAATACTGTTGAGGTGATGCGTTTTCTGCGTTGTAATCACCCAGAGTTGGAAACATACATGATGGATAAATACTATCGAGTGGATATGGGTGGATATGATGCTACAGAAAATGATTTATTAAATCCAATAAAAGATGAGATAAAAATAATACCTGTTGTTGAAGGGAAAATATTTGGATTAATTTTAGGAGCTATCTTACTTGGGGGATCTGCTGCTGGTTTTCTTGGCCCTATAGCAGTTCAATTAGGAGCAGGATTAGTCTTGCAATCAGTCGCAGATTATTTAACACCAAAGCCTAAATTTAATTCATCTTTAGAACCAGAGGATGCCACTGTCAACTTTGCATTTAGTGGTGTCACAAACGTATCAAGAGCAGGTGTAGCTTTACCTCTTGTTTATGGAGATATATTTGTTGGAAGTATAAACGTATCAAATGGAATTGATACAGACCAGATTGAGGTTTCTGTCTAATGCCAGATCATCCTTTTGACATAGATTTTGCTCCTGTTTTTCAAGCACATTATTTTGGTGAAATAACAGATCAAGATCTTGATAATTTTTTAAAAGAATTTAGTAATAGTTCATTAGGTAATAATGTTGTATTTGATGCTGCTGGAAAGTTAGTTGAAATAGAAGGTATCACTGTAGAAACTGGTGGTTTCAGTCAGTCAGGAACAACAGTAACAATCACACATGATGGTAGTGAGACAATAAATGTAGGTGATGTTTTAAACGTAATATTATTTGTCGGGGCTGACCCAGGCGAGGTAAGAGAAGAGTTAACAGTAGCTTCAGTTACTTCATCAACTGTTTTTACTGTTACTCGTACAACTTCTGCTACAGTTTCAGCCGAAGTAGTTAGTTTCTATAAAGAAGATGTTTCGCAATCCAGCAATTATTCTCAATCAGCAAATACTATTACTGTCACTCACAGTGGTGCGGAAACATTAGCTGTTGGTGATGTTGTTGACCTAAACGTAACTTCTGGTTCTGCTACAACAGAGAATGTAACTGTAACTTCTGTCACTTCCTCAACAGAATTTAAAGTTGCAAGTAGCACTTCAGTCTCTACATCAGGTAATGCCACTTTTACAAAACAGAATAGTGTAAACATAACAGCAGGTGATGTTGATGGAATACAAACTACTACAGATTCCTTACTATCCAGTAAGCAATCAAATGATCTTATAGATGTTTTATCAGAAGGAGAGATCGCTGGTTTTCATTCACCATTAGAAGCAGGCTTGACGCAGGGAACTGATAAATATAATATTGCGGCACTAAAAGATGTCTTTCTAAATGGAACGCAGGTACTTAAGAAATCAGCAGATATCAATAATCTTACGGAGGGTGATTTTAACTTTACAAGAGAAGATATAAGTTTTGAACCTAGATTTGGAACGTCTAGTCAGACTGCCTTAGATACTATTAATGAAATAGAATCTGAAACTGCTGTAGGTGTTGAAGTAACAAAGGCAACACCAGTATCAAGGTCAATTTCAAATCAGATAGATAAATTAAGAATTACGATTGTATTTCCT